GTATTTCAACAAGTATTTCAGACAAAATCAATAAATCTTCCATGTAAGTGATTTTTAAAAAGAAAGACGGTGAAAATCAATTCACCGCCTTTCATAACCTTATGAAAAAGAGAATTCTAATTTGATAATTTGACCATTTCTTCCCGAATCTGTTTTAACCTTTTCAACCTATCTTGGAATACTTGCTCTTTGGTGCAAAAGTTTTGATTCATTGCCTGAATAATTTGTTGTCGTTCGGTAATAAGTTGACCGAATCGCGTTATTGATTTGCTCATGTAGCTTTTACTTTGTTGTGAATAAAATAAGTGCAGCGGCTACCTCCATTCGGCTCAATCCTTATCCTTGCCGCTGCACTTGTATATATCAGAAATTAATCAAAATCCTTTTTGTAAAGAAAAAGCGGGGAGTAGGCAACCGCTTTTTATTTAAGAACCTATTTTAAACTTAATTGAGAACAATTCCTTTGAATTTTTTCCCTTATTCTAAATCCTACTATTTGAAACGGCTTGGGAGTTGAACCCAATTTAGACCTTGCAAAATGCTTTCCTACCGTTTTCCTTTTTTTCGCTCTGCTAATTTCTCGTCATAAACGTCATGCGAACGCTTTGCCCTAATAGTGTTTCATCAAGTACCTTATCTCCTTTGAGATAGAATTCACACTATTATGCAAATTAGTTTCAGTTTAAATGCGAACTACCTATTTTCTCTTTTTCAAGATGTACTGAATAAGATACTAATTCAGCATAGCGTATCGGTATTTGAAACGGCATCAGGACTCGAACCCGACTTACGATGAACCTTTATAACATCTTGCCGTTTTCCAACGTATTTTTTTGTGCGGACTCAAACCGTAAGAACCTCGTCAGGACTTGTATTTTCAAAAATTACTGCGAAAATGTGACGGTCAGCCTCTTAATTCCAACCGCCTACAACAATCTAAAAACGCAGCAACTTTTATATTTTGATGGCTTGTTTGGAAATCAACGGATTCCTAAGAATCCGTTGATTTCCTTAACCAAATTAAACCAAATTATGATTCATAATTCACACGTAAGTTGGTAATTCTTCTATTCTGTATAAATAGCCCGTTTTGCGTTGTAATCTTTCAGGATTAACGAAAACCCAGCCTTGGTCGTAAATCCTTGCTATGTCGTCTAAGAATGATTTATCATTGCAGTATATGCAATCTCCTTCTTTTTGATAAGCCGGTGTTGTTTCTTTGTTTGCAGTCACCTCATCTAATGCCTTTGCTAAGTTCATTTTTTTGGTTTTAAAGAGTCGTCCCGATTTTATACCAGAACGACTTTTTTATTACACAATACAAAACCCTATGTCTTTGATTTTTTTAAACTCGCTTCATTCACTATCACTTTTGAAGCGAGCCTTGGAAAACATTACTAAACCATTGTGCGTAAGGGCTTTCTATGACCTTTTTGCGTTCAACTAATGCGAGTTATAGATTTCAAATAAGTAGGTTATCTGTGACTTATACCATTTTGATAGAAATGATATATGAATTGAGCTATAAACCTTACCTAAAATTGTTGCTCAAATCAGACACTTGTCCGTTTAAAATCAAATCACACTAATATCGCATAGCTTTTCCTTACCAGCTTTATGTGTCGCTGTATCGAAGGAATTGAACCTTTTTTAAAGCCTTTAACTTTAGATACAATCTCGCACTTTTGCGAGATGAAAAAATATAGGAAGCAACTAAATCACTCCCCATCACGTCACTAAAATCACATTATTGTTAATTCAACTAATATTTATATTATAAATTAGTAGCTTGCGTCTTTACGTATTCGAGCATCATCGCTCTAAGCCGTGTATCGACCTCACTACGATACTTCTTTGCGGCTCTTTTTCCAGTTATAATCCCTGACACATAGTTAATTGGAATGTCCAATTCCAGTGCTATTCGACTGTAAAAAGAACTTACTTCCTCCTTTTTACTTACAATCTTTTTTGCAATCTCGCCCAACAAGTTCAAATCATAACTTTCTATATCCTCAGCTGAAAGGGAATCAACATCTTCTACTGTGACTATTATCTGTTTATCTTCTGTTATTATCATTTGTGTTTTGTTCTGTTACAATGTATATAATGTATCTTTGGTAAAATGATGAAACAAATGTATAATAATAAAACTAAAAAACAAACTAAATTAGTTTAATTATTAGTTTAAAAATATAATTTTTATTATGTCTATATATAACTTGTTGATTATGAATAGCAAACTAAATGTTGTTAATCAAGGTTTTTTGCTGAAAAAGATTAGAAAAGAACTTGATTTATCAGGAAATGACTTTGCCGAACCCTTGGGGTTTACAGGCGCGTACCAATATAATTTGGAAAAAGCGGCGAAAATTCCTAAGAAAATCGTAAAAAAAGTCGTAGAGATTTTTCAAATAAATGGTAATTATCTTGAAACTGGCGAGGGCGAAATGTTTCAAAAAAAGGAGGGGGAGGGAGAACCTCAAATAATAATTGAAGGCGACTTAAAAGAGGATTACAAACAGATTCTTTTGGAGGCGAAGAAACAAACGAAACTGTTGGAGCAACAAAACGAATTATTTAAGCAGTTTTTAGAACATCAAAATCGTGATAAATATGAAAAATCGCATTAATAATCGCATTAAAATCATTGTGATTTTAGTATTATTTTTTCAAAACTGTGTCAGCAAAAACGAGAGTGCAGGTAGGCGTTTTGACAAGCTGGGCGACGAAGCACCGCACATGGATGCTTATGATGATTTGATTATTAATAATTTAAAAGCTAAAAACGAATATTTTGATAGCTTAAACGAGGTCAAACAGCACTAAAAGTGTGTCAGTTTGATGTCAATACAGTGTCACTTAATGCAAGTTAAGTGATTTGAAAGCCTTAAAAATGGATTTTAGGTGTGGAATAGCTGTTTTTTTAGCTGTTTTTAGGGGTGTTTAGAATCCCTCTTCCTCCGCAAAGTGGCAAAAAGTGTTTATATAAACGCTTTACAGGAAAACAGTAAGAAAAACGGTGTCACTTGCGTGATGCCTTTTTTTTTGTCCGCTGCTTAAAATCTTTATTCTAATATCATGAGAAATCTATTAAAATATCGTCCTTGTGAGCTGGTGCAAGGCAAAAAAAGATGGTATATTAAGTACTATCAAACTAATCCGAAAACAGGGAAATGTGAGCGGCAAAGGGAAACGCATAGCATTAATCGAATTAAATCTTTGAGTGATCGCCGAGCGATTGCTTTTGATTTGATGTTATTGATTAATGAACGACTTGCAGATGGTTATCCATTTGGGGACCATTATGGCGAAAACATCGAAACATTACGATTGAAATTGACGAATATATTAGATTCAATTGAATTTGCTTTGCAACTCAAGCTAAGTGAATTTGATAATGATGATTCAAAAAAAGGCTACAACAATAAGGTAGCCGTTTTTAAAAATTGGATAATCGAGCGAGAATATCACGAGCTTCAAATTAAAGATTTTGAAGTTTTGCAGGTTCGAGAATTTCTAAATTATTTGTTGCAGGTTCGCAAATTAGCAGCTGTCACTTATAATTCTTACATCGTGCATTTGCGTCAGATTTTTAAAATACTTGAGGAACAGTTCTATGTTTCCGAAAATCCATTTTTAGGGCATCGTTATTTGAAAGAAAAGCCAACCAAAATCCGTCTGCGATTTAAAGAAAATCCTCGAAAACGGTTTATTGAAATACTAAAACAGGCGGGCGAAACTTGGCTATTGTTAGCAATCGTTTTGCAATATTATTGTTTTGTTCGTCCAAAGCAGTTGCGATTGCTGAAAGTTTCCGATATTGATTTTCAAAAATGGACGATAGAGCCGCCAGTTACTACGAACAAAAGTGCGAAAGAATTGAATTTAGTTATCCCTAAAGTTGCGCGAGATTATTTGCCAATTTTGCTCAGAAGTAGCAACCAAAATCTTTTTTTATTTAGCAATTTGCAGGAAGGGCCAGGAAGCACGCAAATTGGCAAAAGTGTGATGTATAGACGACATCAAAAGTATTTAAAAGTTTTGAAAGCGGAAGGTCACAATATTGATGGGCTTACTTTTTATAGCTGGAAAGATACAGGCGGTCACGATATGACTTACAAAAATTCAAATATTTCGATTTTTGATGTTCAAGATAGAATGAATCATTCGAGTCCAAAAACGACAAAACGTTACGTTGCGAGTAATGATAGTAGTGCAGATTTTATTCACAATGAGATTTGAAGTTGTGCACTTTCTGCACAAGTTTGTAACGGTAAGCGTTTTTTATATAATTTAACCTTATTATTGTATGTTTTGATATATAATTTTTGGATATAGTTGTGTTTTTTGAAATTATCATTCCGAGGTGTCGCTCGGAATGAAAAGCAGTTGTTAAGTAATCCTTTACAACTGCTTTTTTTATGCTCTGAATTATCGCAAAACTAATAAATATTAATAATAATTATCTCAATACTTGATTTATTAAATAACTTATTACATATTTGCTGTATGAAAGATATAGAGATACTAAAAGATGATTTAAACATTAACAATGTCGAAGCGACACTACTTTATTCGTTGCTTTATCTTAATGAAAGACCAGATATGATTTTCGAGGAAGCAGCTCGGGAATTTGAAAAAATGGGATTAATTTCTGTTTATGCAATCATTGATAAAAAACTCTATATCAATAACACACCTGAGCTTTACATTTATGCAGGTGTGCCGAATCTGAATGAATAAAAAAATTTATCTAAACTATCTCAAAAGCTGTTTTATTAAATAGTTTTTGAGGTGCAAAAATTAAAAAAATGGCTGTAATTAATGCGAACATTTCACTCGTTTAGTGAAGCGAAAAAGAAAATGAATGATTTAGGGTTTAATTCTAAATATGTAACAATTGGTTTTGCCGATGTTATTTTAAAAAAAGAAAATAATCGTACAGATGATGACGGTTACGAAAAGGAAAATTACGATACTTGGTGGACGATTACATTGACATCATCTTATCATGTCCAACAAACTTTACAAGAAATGTATGAAACAAATGGGGATGAATGGCAAAAAAACTAAATGAATGAAAACTAAGAAAACATATCCGTTCAGCGAGAAAGAAGCTGAACGGATTCAAAAAAGGTTTGGTTTGTCTAATCGGCAAATCGCAAAATGGCGTTTCCGAAATAGCTTTCCAAAAAAACTTTATGAGGGAACTTATAACCTCGAAAAGATTGCAATTTCTGAAAGTGAAAAATTGAAAGTTTTGAAAATATGCGACTTATTAAGTAAGTCACATTGGGATTGTATCAGCGATTTTAAGCTATATGCAATCGAAAAGAACGAAAGCAACATGTATGAACATGAGTTGATTTCTTTTAAACGAGAGTTGACGAATTTGACGAACGAACTGAAACAATATAGGATTACAAAAAACGCAAAACACTTGAAATCTTTTCTTGAAAATAAAAGAGTTCAACACATGAAATTCTTTTATTATCAAAACACTTTCAGTAAGTTTCATTCACAATTGATTTATGAAGCAATCTTAAATCAATCTAAAATATTAGAAGATTACAAAGAAGCAATATCAATGATGATTGATATTAGACTCGAATTTTTTACTTTTTAAATAACACGACATGAATTGTTACACACATAGCGGCTTATTTCATGCTGACGAAGTTTTTGCATTTGCGATATTAAAGTTCGCAAACATCTGTGATAAAGTCGTTCGGTTAAAGGATATTTACAATATCCCAAAAGACGGAATCATAGTGGACATTGGGCGAGAGTATGACGGTGTCAAGAAGTTTGACCATCATCATTGCTTAATTTTGCGTGACGACGAGAGTTGTTACGCAAGTGCGGGATTGATATGGAAGCATTTTGGTAAAGATGCAATTCGGAATTCTACTCAAATAAAATCGACTGAAATCGTTGATTTTGTTCATGCTAAAGTAGAACAGAAAATAATTATTAGCTTAGACTCGCATGATGCTGATGCAGAATTTGAGTGTGTTGGTAAAAATAGAGTTGGCGAAGTTGATATTTTTACTTTATCAAATGTAATTTCTTCATTCAATAGCTTTGATATTAAGAACGATGTTTGCCAAAACGATTGCTTTGAAAAGGCAGCCGAGTTGGCGACTTCTGTTTTAATTTCACAAATACATAGTGCTTATTTTTTATCACAAGCGATGTATGAATTTGATGAAATATCAAATTTTAGAAAAAATGGACTTGTCATTGTTTTAGATAAATTCGTGGATTGGAAAGAAATCGTTTGTGAAAAATATCCAACTGCCTTGTTTGTCATTTCTCCATCCGCACATCCGGGTTCACCTTTTTCAATGATTGCCGTTCCAATCGCTGCAAATTCAAGAAAATTGAAAAAAACAATTCATCGACCGACTTGGTTTTTGGGTTTTGTTCATCAAGCTAAATGGATAGCAGGCGGCAAATCGGTCGATGAATTATTAGACCTTGCAGAATTTAATCTCAACAGTTGGAAATAAAAAAAGGCTTCACATTGATTTGTGAAGCCTTTTTTTTATCATTCCAAATTGCTATCAATTCTTTTCGTTCGATTCTTAATATCCAGCAAGGTATCGTCATTCAAAGCGACAGATGCCGAAATTGGTTTTTCTAAAATAACCGTCAATTTATCAACCGACAATTTCAACGCAATTAGCACCTCGGTATTTTGACCGCTGCTGCTATCTTTTATGTCGGCTGTCAATCCGCCTGTCTGCATTTGTCGCCCTGCTAAAACTTCGAGCGCTGCAATGTGATTGAATGCAAGAGGGTTTCTCACCGTGTTCGCATCTACAAAGTACTCGCTGCCGTTTTCGTTTGCGAGTATCAACTTGGGACCGGAGGGTAACATTCCTGTTTTAGTGCTGCTTCCTAAATATTGCGCGGCATAACTTTTGCCGTCTGTCGCTCCTTTGACATTGTGCATACCTCCTGTAAAACGTTGCGGTACTTTTGTTTCACCAATTGTTTTTTTTGCACTTGCGATATTTGCGAAAACAGTACCCAAACCTGCCGCAATTTTGACTGCCAGGTCAATCGGTGTTATGGAAGTCGAAGCGGCTGCTGCAATAACGCCCGATATAGCTTTTGCAGTATCAAAACCGATTTGAGCGAGTGCTATTCCTTTTTGAAAAGCAATAGCCGCTTCGGATTGATTACCGAACGCATCTATTAAGCTGCTGAAAGAATTCGTAACATTGTCAAATAATTCGCCATATTTCGCTAACCCTTCTTCTTTGAATTTATCCTCAATCGCTGCTTTTTCTGCTTCGTATTTTTCAGTTAAAGCAGTCGTATCAATGCCGTATTTTTCAGCAGCAGCAGTCAATTCACGATGACTCGCTTCTAAGTCTGCCAACTCATTTTCTAAAGCCGTTCCTGTTTCTGCTCGAATTGTTTCCTGCAAAGCGGCTCGTTCTTCAGCATCTTTGATTAGCAAAGCGGCATCTGCTTCGTCCTTTTTGAGTTTTTCTGCTGCTGTTTTTTCTGCTTCTTTTGCTGCAAAATCATCTTTGACCTTTTGAATTGCTTCGAGTTTCAACTGTTCTAATTGTGCGAGTTGAGCGGTTGCTTGTATTTCTGTCGCTTCGTCAATCTTCGTTTCAAATTGAATTTCGATTTGTCGAATCTCTTTTTCCTGTCCTGTCAGTCCGTCTAACTCATTTGCTTTTTGCAGTGCCGCAATATCTTTATTTAACTTTTCAAGTCGTTGTTTCAGTTTTTCAGCTGCTTCTGTCGCCTTTCTTTCCGCTTCTTTTATTGCGTCTTCTGCTGCCTTTTCTGCTTCTTTTCGTGCCGTTTCTGCTTCTGATTTCAAGCGTTGACGCAATTCATTAGCTTTTGTAATCGCTGCTGCTGCTGCTGCTTTTTGCTTCTCTTCTTCTATCTTTCGTTTTTCCGTTTCTTGCTTATTGAGTTCCGAAAGTTCTTTTTTTCTGCGTTCGTCGGCATCTTTCTTTTGCTTATTAATTCGGGATTTGGATAAGGCTTCCTTTTCTTTTTGCAGCGTTTCTTCAGATTTGAATAAGTTTTTGATAGATTCCCAAGCCTCTTTTGCTGCTTTCGCAATCGCATCAACTGCATTTCTTACCGTTTCAGAACGTTTATACAACGTAATAAAACCTGCGATTAGTAAGCCGACTGCCGTGATAACGAGACCGATGGGGTTCATTCGCATTGCGAGATTAAAAACCCTTTGAGCGATAGTTGCGACTTTTATCTTACCTGTCAACAAACCTTTTACAGTTGTATAAGCCGTTTCTGCAAAAATCACCGCCCGAATAACACCAACCGCAACGTTTGTCGCTACCGTTTCCGCAATTATTGCAACGGTTTTTCTTTTTGATGCTAACGAACTTGCTATTTTTGAAGCGGTTGCGGTAATTGTTGCGACATTCATTGCAGCGATTACCGTTGTGATTGCGACAACAATGTTCATGTTTTCCTTCATAAACTTCGTCAAATTCATAATGCCATTGACGAAACTTTTTACATTTTGAATAGCACTAATTAAAAGGCTCAAAAACACTGCTTTTAATTGAGTGCCTAAAGTTTGCGTCTTATCAAATATCTCTTGAGTCGCTTCGCTCATTCGTTCTTCTTGAAAAGCAAGTTCTTTTTGAGCGTTGAGGTTATTGATTTGTGCAATTGTCAACCCATCCGTTTCATCTATTAAATCATCTAAATTGCCGCCAAGTTCTTTCAAAGATAAGATGTAATCAACCCCGACTTTTTCACCAGAAGCTCCAAAAATTCCTGCTAAAGCAGTTCCCGTTTCTTGTGAGTCATTTTCAAATAAAGCCATTTGTTTCGATACCGCTTCAATCGCACCACCGATTCCATCTTCTGCAATTATTTTTTTTATTTCCTGTGATGTAATGCCAATTTTTTGAAGTGCGTCAGCGGTTGCTTTTGGCATTTCTCTTAATCGAAGTTGGGCTTCTTCAATTGCTGCAATTCCGTAATCGCTAAATTCACCGCTTTTTGATGCCTTGACAATTTGAGCGGTCAACCCTTCTGCACCGATTCCAATTTCTTTTGCAACAGGAATATATTCCCTTATTTGCTCTAACATTTCGCCGTTCGCATTTCCGCCTGCGATGTAGCCTTTTTCTATAATTTGTAATGCTTCTCCGATACTTATTTTCATTTCGTTAGCAACGGAATTTGCAACCTTGAAAACTTCACTTGCATCATCGCCAAACGTTCGACTCAATGCGATACTTTGCACCGTGACACTCGCCAATTCAGCACCAACCAAATCGCTTGTTTGCTTAATTTCGCGTCTGAGGTTCATGTATTCCTTAGAAACTGCCGCTAAATGTTTACCCATTGCGACTACTGCCGTTGCTGCTGCCCCTGCCATTGCAACGACTGTAAGCGTGCCTATTGGATTAATTGATTCTTTAATAGATTCCCAACCCGACTTAACGCCCCTAATCTGTTCTCTGTGATTCGACAATGTGCCTTTCAGCTCCGACAACCGCTTTACAGCTTGTTCATATTCGGCAGTACCTGGCGTAAGTTCGCGTTCTATTACTCTGTTGAGTTTTCGAGCTTCACTTTTGATATTTTTGATAGATTTACCTGCATCTTCGTCGTTGATGTAGATGTTGATTCGTCTTGTTTCTGCTTTGTTTGCCATTTGTAGATTAATTTTTTAGCAATTTCGCAAGGTTGAAAATGTGATTAAAGGACGTAAAAAAAGTCGTCCCGAATAATCGAAACGACTTTTTATTAATAACTGTAACTGGTGCGAAATTAATCGTTTACAGTCTTATTTTAAACAATTCTTATCCTTCGAAGTTGCATAATTGCATCTGCTAATACTTTAGCTGTTTCGTCTGCTTTAAATTGTGCTGCAAAATCGCCAATTTTTTCATTTTCCGTATCTAAAACAGAACTAAACCAATCTTTTTTTTCTCTAAATTGTCCGTTCTTTTTTCCATATCCTCTACTAACGCCTAATTTAACAAAGATACCTTGCCTCGCAAAAGAGTATCGAATGTTATTAATTAAACCAAATGTTTCTTTTCGAGTTTTGACCTGTAATGACTGCATCAATGCACCTGTTTGTTTCAAGTTTAGCCTTGACATTTCCATCAACATTTTTTGCTTCGTAGCTTTGGCCATCGCTCTGATTTGTCCGTTGTATTGTTCGTCTGTCATGATGCTTTTGATTTTAGAAACAAAGTAAATCAACTGTTGATTCTGAAATACCTTTTGCGTTTGCCTTGAAAGATACTGACTTGACAACCCCAACGACCCTGCCCGCTTCGTGTTGAATTTCCTTGATAGGATTTTCAAAAGTTACAATTTTCAATAAATCTACTGAAGACAAGCCGAGTATTTTTTTTAGATATTTTCCTTGATTTATTAAATCTAATAATTTTTTATTGTCTGTATAGAAGTCGTCAGGCGTTGTGTAATTTTCGCAACTTGGATTAGTGTCGTGTGTGTATTTCAATAGTTTTAATATGAAATCACTATTGAGCGGCTGTTCTACGTAGCCTGTGCCGTAAATCGTTGCAGCGAGAGGGTATTTATTTTTCCCTTCGCCGACTACTTTTGTGTCGTATTTTCTTGCATCGTCCTTCGGGTCTTCCTGTATTTCAATCGTTAAACCCTCGAAAAGTGGGGTGTTCCAGCCGTAAAGTTCCGTTGCTTTGTCTGTCCAATCTTCAGCAGACTGTTGTATAATGTCATTGATAGATTCAATCTTTAATGACTTATTATTTTCAAAAAAAGCGACTAAAAAACTCGATCGTACGACTTCAAATAATTGTGCAGCCGAAATATTCGGAACAAATGTATCTAAATCGAAAGTGCGTTTGAACGCATTATAAAATTCTGATGCTGTCTGTCCGCCAATTTCGCTATCAATCGTTTTAGAATGATGCAAAAACAAGGTTTCCAATTCACTTAAAAATGAACCTTCCAAATTAGCAAAATTCAAAGTCGAAAGGATTTGCTCAAAAATATATCTTAAACTCACATAAGGCGATAAGGTATATTCCCATTCCCCTTTATCGTGTGCCGTATCATTTAGCAAATAATTGCTATTGTAATCATTAATCACGTTTCGATAAACCGTATTCGCTTCGTAAAGTGAGCCGTTTAAAATTCTTGCATACGCTACTTTCAAACTATCCAATGCCGCACTTTTGACATTTGCTAAGTATGAAGTATATGCCGTTTCGTGAATCTCATGCTGATAGTTTGCGACTTCATAAGTCCATTCATAGCTGTGCCACGTTTGAAAATCCGCCGCCAAAAGGATAAATGCTTCAACTGATTGTTGTTGTGTCAAAATAATTGTATCCGAATTGATATAACCGCCTGCCGCTCCTGCATAAGTTGCATTGACAAGTCCTATTAGCGCTGTAATCGCACTTGCTTTTGTTTGCCCTCCAATCGCTGTAATTTCATGTGAAAATATTTCACCATTTATTTTGAATCCGATTTCTGCATTTTTCGGAATTGGTTCTGGTGTATTTTTGAGTTTTAATCTAAAATTGGCAGGAGCGGTCACGACTGTAATTGTTTCTTTCAACACATCTTTTATCGTAATTCTATCCAACTCATTTACGAAATCAGTTGTATAATCCGTAAATGTTAAATCATAACTGTCATTTGTACGGTTGTCAATCTTCAAATATCCTGAAAGAAATTCATTGCCGAAAAGGTAGATAATTGCTTCCATTTTAAAATTAATTACGGTTGTATCTAATCGATATGCGTGATTGAAAATTCCGTTATTAATTGCCGTTGCATCGACTTTGACAGGAAAGGAAAATGCTTTTTTCAATCCCAACTTTGTGAAAATTGGATTCAACAAAGTGAAATTAAAATCAGCATTCCCAAGCTCCAAAAATTGATTGTTTACTTTTATTGATAGCATATCTATTTTGCTTCTGTAATTTCAAAACTAAAACCGTTTATAAAAACATCGTCAACCGCTACTGTTTGCGATTTTGTATTAATAGTGACAGGTATCCAATTTGCATTTTTTAATAAATAAACGAAAGGAGATTTGAAAATATCAATGTGTGCTTTCGCTTCTGATAAGTTGTGAAAAAATCCTGTGTTGACTTTGTAAGATTTTGATTCTGAAAAGTCATAATCAAAAACTTTGAATGCTTGAGGAGTATAATCCTGTTGTAAAATTCGTTCGCTTGTTTGCTTTTGAATTTCCGTCACCTCATCCCATGCACCGCTCGTGCAAAGGATTGTTGGTAAGCCGTAGCGATTGAAATATAAAAATTGATGCTCATAGCGTTGGTAATCTCTATCGACATAGAAAGTATATTGCTGTGAATAAATATTTAAAGGGTCTGATGATTCGACCTGTTGATTGACAATTCTGATTTCAAACTTTTCAAAAGTTGTTGCATCATCGTGAGTCGTTAAGCCAACTGGAACGATTAATATTTCACCCGCCGCAACATTAATCCCGTCGTAATACTTTACCCAATCTCCTACGTCTCCATTCGATGTGTATCGAAATTCAATGTCGATTGTTTTATCTGTTAAATAGTTATAAAAACAAATGAATTGATGTTGTTTAGCAGTAATATATTGAAACGATTGTGTCGATAACCAGGCATTTTCTATGTCGATGTTTTCAAAAAAGGGATCTTCATTTGCAAAATCAAAAGTCGTCAAACCGCCCAAATGTGCTGATTTAGTTGCTGCTTTTGTCCATGCGCCTGCCGTACCGTCATTTATTTCTGAGTAACGGTAAAAATAAGGTATAAACATTTGAGAAAAACTTAAAGCAGACATTAGCGGCAAAACTGGGTATTTGGATAGTAATTCGTCCATCAATATTTTTTGAATTTGAAAACTACTAATCCCGTCATCATTCAAACTATCTGAAAGCGTGACGGCTTTTTGCCATAACTCGCCCTTTACCCATATCTCAAAATTGATAAAAAAATTCTCTTTTCTATCTAAATCAACTTTTGAAATCGTTGTGACCGTTCCTGTATCGCTTGAAGCTGTGCCGATTGTAATCACTTCGCTTGATAGCAAAGTGATAAAAAGCGGATCTGCCGGGTCTGTATCTCTTTCTAATATGATTTCATCAAAAAAGAAAAGATTATCATTTGCCTTTAAATATGTTTGAATTGCGATTTGATGTGCGCCGTTAAGCGAACCGGACGGTAAAGTTAACGAAATTGTAATCGCTTGCGAATTAGCTGTTTCTGTGACGGTGAAGTTCCAATAATTTGATACCTCAACAGCTGCCCCAATTTCGATTCTAATCCCAATTTTTTGAGCTGCCGTGGTGTCATAATTATCAGACTGCAATTTGACAAAAATAGGATTGTCCAAAAACATTCTGTCGGGCGGTGTAGTGATTGCTGTTATTGCCATTTTGCTGTCTTTACTTTAATATCCAAGAAATTAGAAAATTCAAAAATCACTTGCCAACCTGAATAATTTGCGATTTGGTCAAACGGCGTGACGGCGAAAGATTCAATTTTTTGCACCGAATATTCCCAAAAAATGTTCTCTTTTGAGTCTTGAATTATCTTCGCAATAATATCTTCAATGATGCTTTCACAAAGCGTTTCGGCTGTAATTTTCGCATCTGTATTGTCTTTTTGGTAAGGAGCGATGATGCAAAAACCGCCCATTAGGGCTTTCATTTCATGCTGCGAATTTGCATCGTAACCGTTCCAAATGTATTTTATTGCAATTAAAAGCGGCGATTGGGGACGAAACTTTGAACGCATTTTTTTCAAAATATCGGTGTTGTCGTCCCGATAGAGTTCCTCTATCGAGATACAGGCAAACGCTTGTTCGCCTGTATCTTCGCTATGATTCAAATCAACGTGCGAAGCGGCTAATGATTTGAAGTAATTGATGTAGTTTTCTAATCTCATATTGTGAATATATTATACAGTTTTAAAACAAAATAGGACAAAAAAGAAAGGCAGCGAACAAATGAATGTCGCTGCCGTTTCTCCTGAAATGGAAGTCAAAATATTATGTTTTTGATATTTTCAGGCTGCTCAATGCAGGTGCAACTTTTGACGCTACATTGCCAAACAGAAATGCTCCTGTAATAAATTTAATTGCATCATTTACAATTTCATCGTATTTACCTATAAATGCTAATGTTGCAATAAGTAATGCAATAAATACGACAAATAATAACTTTCTTAATCCGTGCATATTTGTTGTTTTTAAAAAGTTGCTAATGAAACTCGTTTTAAATTAGACGCATCGGTTTTCACATAAATAAAATCACCCTTTACCCATACCGATAAAATAGAACTCGATGCCGCTTCTGCAAGTAAGTTTGTCGAACTTGAAGGAACGTAACTCAATTCAGGAAACAGAAAGTTTGACGGTGCGAGGTTGCCTGTTGTTGTTGCTACTTGCGAAACTGCACCGCCTATTCTATATTTTAAAAAACTGTCAAAATATAGATTTGCAAAAGCCCCGCTTCCAGCAGTTTGAATTGTTTGATTTTGTAAATTGATAGTTCCCAATTGCAAAGCAACATCATAACTGCTATTATAATTTGACGTAAAATGAATTATTTTAGAAGTTCTTTCTTTAATAAAACTATCACCAATTTTAAACACTTTTCCCTCAAAATTTGGCGGATCCGTTGATAAATTACCGCCTATCGAAAACGGTGTATTTGAGTTGTCAACGCTTTTAAAACTTAATTTTCGGGGAAATTCAATAGAATAATCTAAATTAAAACTTGTATTATCATTAAATATTTTGATTCCTTTTTCGTTTGATGCACCTGCAATTCTTGTATTATTACCTAAAAAACTTGGTTTAGTAATATCATTACTTGCATTACTATAAGCATAAGCTTCACTTGACGCAAAAATATCTTTTAGTATTAAATTTGCAATAAATAGATTAGCATTTTGTGATAAATGCACACCATCTCCGCCCATTTCTGCGTTATTTACAGTCGTATAACTTCGGTAAGGTGTAAAACCATCAAAGTATATATAACCTCTTTCTTTTGCTATAATGTAAGAATCATAATTATATTGTACCATAAAAGTTGAACTTGACGAAGGTGAAGTTCCGACTATAAAAATATCTGTTTTATTTGTTAAGCTGTCTAAAACCTCATTAGACAAATCTGTTAAAGCCGCTTTCCAACCTAAATCTTTAAATTCAAATTGGATTAGGTCAATATCTAATTTTTTGCAAAAAAACAAAAGTTGCAAGTTTGCAGCATTAGCATTTGAAAGAGCTAAACCACCTTCGCTAAGATTTATTTCTTGTATTCCGCTTTTGTCATCTGTAAAACTTTGCGGTTTTAATACAGTAGTAACTACATCAGACCAAACTTTTATATTTGAAAAATTAACTTCTGACGAAGGAATAATTTTTAAATATGCTAATGCTTCACCTGTTACTAATGAAACACTACTTGTATCATCACCATATTTAAAATAAAAATTCCCACTTGATTGTGGTTCTATAAAAACGTGTATTGTGTCACTAATACAAGTTGAATATCCTGCTAATGCACTTACATTATAAACAGTATTTGCAGCAAATTCATAAACGTTGCCATTTACCCATTTTGAATACTCGTTATCTGTTAAATTAGCCGAAAAACTTAATAACTCTTCATTTGCAAAACTTGCAGTGCTTGTTTCAATACTTGCATTTCCACCTAAATTTGCATGTAATTTACGACCGTAATGCACCCATTTTGACCTCCCAACTGAATCACCATAAGCCAATACTTTATAATTTACGCGAGTATTATCTCGCTGTGTATATAGCTTATTAAAATACCGATACGGGTAAATATTTCGACTTGTGTTTAATACAAGTGTACTGTCCATGGTGGCTACATTCCCATAAGGCGTTCGCAAAATATTAAAACGCTTGTCGTCCGTCCCTAACTTTTTCCATTTGTTCCCAACTTTTACGGGTATAATTCCCGTTTCTTGTGATTCAATTTGTTGTGCGTATTTGTCATTGATATTTTGAGCATCAACTAAAGTGGTTGCAAAAGCGACTAAAAAAAGCAATAATAAGTTTTTAAATAATTTCATTTCTGTTTATGATTTTTGTGAAATCTTTCTTTGTTCGTGATTCAAATACTCAATTATCGTAAATAAATTCGTGTTTCCTGTTTTTTCTAAGTCGCCAAACTTACCGCCCGACAACTCCAATATTAGCTGAACCCAAGTGTTTAATTTTGATTCCGAATTGGTTGCACCGCCGATTTTCATGCGAGGATGCAATGCTTCTAAAATCAATTTTCGACAAGATTCGTAAAAATGTAGAATGAGCATTTTCTTATAAAATTCGATGTTTTGGATATCGTAAGCTCGTTTGTTAATCGTTGATTCGTGCTTATTGAATTCGATGCGAACATCGCCCTCATAATTCATTACTTTATTTTCTGCTGTTTTAGGCTTGTGATTTCGATACAAAACCGCAATCAAGCGATTCAATGCAAATTTGGTGTTTTTCTTATCTCGTAACGCTTCAAAAAATGCTTCCAAATGTGCAAATTCCCAAACAGTTATGTTGTTTAAGAATTGTGACGGGGCGTGATAGATGCGGGTTTTGTTCTTTAGTATTTCGAATGGAGGGCGAGTTAAACCGCCATTTATAAATAAATTCCCGTCATCGATCCTTCCAAAAATCCAATCCGTGCATGCCATGATAACATCATTCAACTCGTCAAAAAATTGCGTTTCACTTTCAATTTTTGCGTCCTTTTCCCATTTCTTGAAAAAAGAAAGTTTTTTATTGAGCAATAGCTTTGTGATTCTAAGCCTTGACTCATGAATCTTTGTATTTTCATCATATAGTATGTTGAAAATACCGTGCAATTCGTTCTGTGTGCAGTCGTTCCAATTCTGTGGAATGTTGATTGCTTCTTTATTGATTTTGATTTCCATGATTCAAATATAAAAAACGATGAATTACTGATTAAGGACAAAATCATTTTTAGAAAGCCCTTCGAACATGCAAATCACTTCTGTATCTTCGAGAAAGTAAACCTTATGTTTCAATCCTTTTTCGATTAAAAACGAGTTTGGATACTCCAAAACTGTATCGTATTTCGGAGTGACAATTCTAATTTTTCCTTTTTTATTTTTAATTACTAAATGTTCTGATATTCCTTCATGCGTGTGATTCCCAAAAAATTGTCCTTTTTTTGCAAAATACGCTAATGCCGTGCAGCCTAATTTTTTGAAACTTTCTAATATTATCCATTCGTTTTCTTTTAAAAACGATTGCTGCTTTTGAATTTCATCAATTTTAATGTTCTGGTCATCTTCATTAATAGTATGAAAAAAGAAATTCAAGGAACTCCTTAATTCTTTGATTGCCTGATTCATAACTTATTTATTTGTTTATCAATGCTGTTGAGGATCATCTTAATTTCAGTAATATTATTAGAGATATTCCCTGTCAATAGGTTATCAATTTTCGATACATCAATACCCAAAGACCTCATGAAATGACTCATTTCAGTAAGTAGCAAAATGTTTGCTTTGTCCTGTTCTTTGATATAATCGCCTTGTTTTCTGTTTTCTCGCCATAAAGCGGTTAAGGCAGCGATTAACATCGAAATAATTATTGAGCCAAGCCAAACTACAATTTGTAGGTTAGCAGATTCTTGTTGGATTATTTCAGGAGATGTAATATCCATTCTTTTCGTATTTACTAAGTTTATTAAGTGAGTCACAAGATTGTAAGTGTTTGTAATTTACGAAAGGACGAAATACCTAAAACCGGTAAATCGCACCGTCGTTTTTTGTTGCCGTCACCGTTTCGGTAGCTGCAAATGTTTTATACGTTTCGTATAGTTCATCTATTGCGAGCAATCTTAGAAGTCGGCTGATATACATGAATCCTGTCATGTTTGAGAAATTCGTTGTCAGACGGATTTGGTCATTACTTGCCGAGATGGTTGATGTGTTTTCGTTAGCAGTCTGAATAATTTTAAACCCGTCCCGTGTTGCTTTGCCTGACCCTGCCTTTGCCGCAAATTCAATAACGAAATTCGTTGTTGCTTTTGCAATCAAAAGCAATGCAGACGAGTTTTCAGCTGTCAATGTTCCTGCCCTTTTTTCATTTAGTAATTCATTAAAATAAGCATCACCGATATAAGCCCTGATAACAAAATCCTCGACAGCTTGAATTGAAGGCACTAAAAAATCAAAGGTTGCCGCAGGTGCAGCTAAGCGATTAAAACGATTGAACTCAATAGAGTTCCATAACAACATTTCGGTGTTAGAATTTCGAGTTGATAAAGCGTTTTCAAAATACCATTCGTAATCAGGATTGCCTTTTTGTGCCTCCATTTTACCTAATGTGTATTCTATTGCCGTGAATCCTGAGTTTAAGATTTCAGCTTTTAGAGCATCAGTTTGATATTTGTACGCTGTTTTTTCATTTTCCGTTTCAATCCGCATAACGCCTGAGTCAGATATTTGGACTTCGGTTAAAGGCAGTTGATGGTACAAAGCAAAATTAGCAATACAACGTTGAATTGAATTGATTAGTCCGTGCCCCGTTTCTGCTTGATATGCAATCAAGGCATTGTCTAATAAATCGCCAATTTTTGGCCGCAAATAACGTTCTGCGGCATCTTTTAACCGCTGCTGCAAATCGCTAATAGAAAGCGAAATATTGACAGGAAGCTGCTTTTTGAAATCGGCTTCAGTATCGAAAAAATATCCTGTTTTACTCATTTTTTATTCCTGTTTTAGCGTTATCAGTTGTGACGTGACGAGTATGTTCAAACGCCCAAAGAACGTCCCAACCGTTGACCATTGATGCAACCTTAAACGCCTCTAATGCTGTTTCCTGTTCGATAGTATTAGTGTCCGTAATGCCATTGAAACCCTCTCGAATATCAGAACCCGAACCGGAACCGATTGACGATGATGTTCCCATACCGATCTGATTTGGGTTCATCATGAGCGCGTAGGCGACTTGCTTATCGGCTGCATCGCTTGACGGAATCCACTGGTCATTCCTTGTCTTATCGTCCACGGCTTCGACTTCGATTTTCGCTTCTGCATTACCAAAAGCATCGACACCGTATATGTCAGTGATGCTTTTATAGATATTATCAGACCCCGACAAATTATTATTCATATCGTCAATCTTAGCATCAATAATCTTTTGCTGTTCAACTTGCGTCATGCTGTGCCAATCTTTGTAGCGATTGACGAAATAATTGATTGGAATCCGAATGATATATTTCAGACTCACTTGATTACGCTGCATTTGCGTAATGGTAAGTGGTGTGTTAATAGAAACGTCCAACCAACCGCCTTTTTCAAATAGACCTATGTGGAAAGGAGTAGCGTAATATTGGTCTCCTGTATTATACTTGTGATGAATGATTAATTCCCGACTTCCTGAAAGTCGTTGGATAGACCTCCAAGGGTCGTTTTCATTATACGCTTGTATTTTTACCGTTTCGACAGGAGAAGGAAAATCATGTGCCATGAAAATATTATCAATCTCAAGCCGTGCGTTGGGCTTACCCAATCTACAAGATTTTGCAGGGCGATGTACTAACCGCACAATCTTTCGTTTGTCGCTGCTAAACATCAATGATGTAAAGCAATTAAAGAAGCGCTTGTAATCGAAAAGTATTCCCTGACAATACTTAGGATGATTTGTCATCTTTAAAAAGTCCTCTATCTCAGGCATAATCAACTTTTCTCTGACCTCAATACCTTTGTCGTTATATGTACGCCTGTAATAATACACGCCTTGTCCATACATCATACCAACGTGACGACCTACGATTGGCAAGGCGGTGGTAGTTTTCTTTAGCTTATCCTCAACCTCTCGAGGAAACCTATCCCCTCGACCCCACTCAACCCAATCAGTCCCTTGGTTGATGATGTCTGGGTCTTTGATTGGTTTAGGTATGACAGGTGAAGTGCCTTGCTTCATATACGAAGCCTGCGGTAACATAGCCCTCATCTCACCCTCTCCATCGCTAACGATATTGACCCTTATATGCTTATTCTTATCACTCATAGAACGACCTCTTTATTATTGAATTTAAGTATTAGTATTGGGTGTAGCTTTATAATTTGATTCGACTCATTACCTGCTATCAATAAGCGAATGTTTATTGTCTTATTTCTTTTATGATTTGCATTCTTAGTGATGCTCTGAATTTGTTCATCATTGCCTTGCGGCAGTACTATCTTGTCACTACTATTACCTGCAACAATCACCGCCTTAACATCGACAATCTCACCTGCTTCTTTTTTGTTGAGATTGTATTTCATAAACTCGCAATGAAACGTAACGAATTGACCGTTTTCATCTTTCGAGTAAATTTCTTGCATCATTTTTTTGTAAGTGATTATGTTCATAGTGCAAATTATTAATGATGTTTAAATTGCAAAAGGACGTAATGAGAACGTCCCTTCATATATCCTTGAAAAATGCCTTTGCAATTGTCATTTGCGTTAGGGCATAGCGGAGAAGTTCGTCTGTCATTTTTTGAATGACATTGTTTTGACTGATTAATTTGCTGATTATCAACTTACGAGGCTTGTAAATTATATTTATTAGCAAAACCTCGCAATTGTTATTTTGAATATGATTGAGATTGTGGCAATTGAGCGTAACCTCGCAATAGATTTGAGAATAAACCTAAAATCAAGTAATCTGCTGCATCTGATAGATGCGTAGCTTTTAATGCTTCTTTTGTGTTGCGTTCGCTGCCTTTGTTTTTTTGTATCAATCCCTTTGAGGATTTTTTTGCAGGGGCTTGTTGCATTGAAAAAAGCAAGTGTTTACAGTTTTCTTTATTAAATCTGATTTGTGGTTTGCCAGGTTCTCCTTTTAATAAGATATTCCAGAGATTAAATCTTGTTTCGTGCAAAGCATTTGACCTTGAAGTAGTTAATTTTAGCACCCGCCAACCCCTTTTTTTTAATACTTCAGCGGCTTGATTGGCGGTTGTGATACGGCTGTTTTCTTTTGCGTTATTTGCAGACGAGTCATAGTACATATATACCAATTTTTCTTCGTGCGATTCGTAGTATTTCGCAAATTGTTCCATTAAATCATCTACAATTTTTGGTGTTAATACAAATAAATCATTGATGATATTGAAACCGTTTAGCGTTTCTTGTCCGACAATCATGCAATTAATCGCTGCACCAAAATCAATTCCTAAATATAGCGGCTTTTTTGTATCGCAGTCGCCGTCGCCTTTTGAGTTTGCTTCGATGCTCACTTGTTGGTAATAGCCGTAATCATAAGCACTATATTCATGTGATTGCGACAGTAACGGATAAAAACTATTTTCAGTTTTCCCGACTCGCTTATTCATTATTTCAGCTTGATAAAGATAATCCGGCATCATGCGTTTCATATCTGCAAACCAACCTTTTCTAAGATTTTGGTAATTTAACCGTGCATCCGCTCTCAGGAATTTCATCTTTTTAGGATTAGCAAGGGCTTGTAATTCCATGTCAATAAACCATTGTCCGTCAAGAGTCAAAGGCGTTGATGAGGTGTAAAGGAGTGACCCGAATAGCTTATTCCCTTCAAAAACATCGACATTCGTACCTCTATTCGTTGAGTGAACTTCCTCGTCTAATTTGTTTTTATCCAGCAGGGCGGCTTCGTCACCAATGCCCCAATCCGTATTGATACCACGAGCCATGCCAATCCCGTCCTGTGATATTAAATGAATGCCTGTTCCGTTGTGAAACGAAATATAATTATCATTTTTCAGCGGTTCTTGGTAGGCTTTCGCCCAAGATTTTTGCCATTTCACTGGCGGGCGTTTGCTAACGAAATAATGTAAGCCCTCGAACAACCCTTGCATTCGTAACCCTTGAATGGTTGACGGTAGCGTCCTTGTTAGTATTTGTTGAAAAGTATTGCCGACTATAAAGCCTTTCGACCGTGGCATTTCATAAACTAATTTTCTAATCCTATCTGCTATCAAAGTAGATTTGCCCGTCGCCCGTCCGAATTCTAAAAACAGTTCTAATTGCTCAACTATACTTGAAATATATTGAGCGGGATTATAAATGAGTGGCTTATAATGTTCATTAACTTGCTTGATTAGCGACTCAAAGTTTCCCGATTGGCGGGAATGCAGATATTGAATAGCAGTTTCAATTTCTTTTTCAATCTTTGCTTGTTTCGCTAATCTCGTTTCAAGTTGTTGATTCGTTTTCGATGACATCTTCATACTCTATTTCTTCTATTGCTGTTTTAAAAAATTCTGACAAATCAACAGAACCGCTTGATTCTAATGCTTTGACCGCAATGTCTTGGAATTTTTGGTCAACTGAAATAACATAAACGTGACCTTCTAAAGAAGCAAAATCAATCTGTTCATCTTCTTTTCTATCCATTCCTGTCACCTTCACAAGCGTATTGATTGCGGCATCTTTGCGTTGCATGGCAATATTCCAAACTTTTTGGTTTTCATTTTCTTCTGCCCAACGAATCATTTTTTGAGCGGCTTTAATATCTTGTCTAATATTTTGAACCGCTAAGGATTTCAAAAAATCAGTTTTGATTTCAACAATTGGAGCAATAAGAACTTGACACTCTCGAATGTATTTGTAAGCCGTGACGGAACTAATTGAACTACCGCTCAAATGCTTTTCGCCTTCCATAAGCATTTGAGCGGCGACCGTTGGCGAGTCGTATTGTTCTAACATTGCGTAAGCTCGCCACAATTTCCTGTCATATTCTTTTTCTTTATCGGTGAGCTCAACCTGCTCTGGGTTCAAATAGTAATCCCTTAATTTTTCAACTGTTTTCATAAATTAAGTTCTTTTTTTATACTTGCTATTTCTATATTGTAATTCATTAAATACCCTTCATATCGCTGCTGTTCATCTTCTGTCAAAGTGCCTTTTAGCTTCTTAGAATACTTTGTGATATACGTTCGTAACGTCTTAAATCGTTCGTGCTTATTTATGATTATTTCTACTATACTTTTTGATATTTCATCAGCAGGTTCTTGCCCCGTTGCTCGCCAAATTCTTATTTTATCCCAAATCCCATCGTGTGTTTTGGCTATTTCAATAATTCGACAACAGGCGGAAAAGCGTTGTGTTGGCGGGGTCATTCTCAATCTTGCATGAATAGCAGCTTGTTCTTTTGCAAGATTGGCATATTCGGTTCTTAATAGTCGTATTGAAAAAGGAGCATTGATAAATACCTGTTCAACAGGAACGGAATCAACCGCCTTGATTTTTGACAATGGTACACCGCCAATAGACTCATTTTGTTTCGTTTCTTTGGACATTCTTTCCGCAACAAAAACCATTTTTCGGTTTCGAGTTTTGAGTTTTTTCAATTCCCAATCCAACTTATCTTTCCAAAACTTCTTCGGGTATTTATTTTCAAGCTCGTTTTTGAGGTCTTTTAAATAAGCTGTCCCGCCGTTTTGGATATAGTTCTGAAGCAGGATTTTATATTCGTTTGCTGTCATAAAACAAAAATGCCCTTAAATGCAATTGCAAATAAGGACATTTTAAAATATGTACAACATGGAATTTCTAAACAACAGCAGCAATACGAAGCGTGCCACTAAAAATCGGTGCAATTTTGCCCGTTCCACAAGCGATTTTGTACTCACCGCCCGCACGGTCGCCAACCGTTTTTCCTTGAGTTAGTGACAACTCAGTGAGGTATGCTGGGTCGTCATGTCGCCCAATTATTCTCAGATTATCGTTTCGATCTTTCACCGCAACGATAACATAAGCATTCACGAAATTACTCGCAAATGATAATTTATCTTTCAAAGTCGATGCTAAGAAAAACCCTAACTCATTAGAAAATGCTTGTCCGCCAATTTCGCCTACAAGTGCGTTTACCAATTCTGCGGAATCGACGACCACAGGAATTGTTCTGAAATAATCATCGTCACTCGCAAAAGTGAAATCGCCAGTCATAATCATATCGGCACCAGGATCTGCTGCATCAAAAGCCGCAGTTGCAGGAGTCACTGTAACTCCTGAGCGGTTAATGATAAAGAGTTCCATTCTGTGGCCTGCGGGGTTGGGGCTACCCTCTCCGCTTGTAACCGTTACTAAATTCATTCTATTATATTGAAATTCAATAAAATGCTTTATCAAAAAAACGTTTTATTAAATGATAATTGAAAAATTAAACTTCTTCCTCTACTACTTCTGCTTCGTGATGTCCAGTAACGATGATTAGTTTCGTTTCCGACTCAATTAATTGCGTCATCAACTCTTTATCCTTGATAATTTCGTTTTTGTGTTTAATATTACCGTTTAAAGACAACTTACTTGAATGACCTTTTTTGAAAGCATATATATTACCGTCGTCATGCTTGTACTCGCCCTCCAATTCCTCTGGAACTTGGACTCCTTTTTTTGCTAACAAGGCTTCTAATTCTTCAATTCTCGCAGCGTCTTTTGATTTTCTTGCCATTTTTTGATTATGATAATAGGCAGTTATTAAGTATAACTTAACAACTGCCTAAAGATTATTTAATTATTTTTTATTTACTCAATGTCACCGTCAGACATATAGACTAATGAAGGAATTGCAAACCCAACGGCTTCGTGCCAATCTGCCATAACATGTACGGCACGTTTTTCACTTTCGATAGTAAAATTCAAACGTTGTGCAGGATCGCGCTGGTCATACAAGCGAATCATGTTCCAAGACGGCGTTGTAAAAATACGTTGCTTTGATGCCATTGAAGGCAATCCAACGATTGTATGATTCGTGAAATCAATCTTTGCATTTTGCGTGGTTGGATCGTAATTCATGTTTTGACCGTAACTCGCACGTCTATCACGAGCTGCCCATTTTCGGATTGTGTCCGACATAAATACCTTCATTTCTTTCTGCTGCCATTTGAACGGCAACGCATCGTGAAACGTTTCTATTTTGTCGAAAGCGTTTGCAGTAGTGATTGTGCCGAGTGCGATGGGCGTGATAACCGATGCGGTATCGTAATCATTCATTTGCTTTTCAAAACCATCGTAACAATCCGCTGCATCTCCTGCCGTACCCGCACTTGCGATAGCTTTGTAAACACCCGTGTAAATCATTTCCGTTTCCCGGTCTTCTTGAATTTGTGGAACTACCATTTTGTCGATGATGTATTTGACAATTGGATAGTCTTTCGGCTCTAATTTCTCATCTGCCAAAAATCCCAACCAAGTATCCATAATTTCGTCAGGATAAATCGTCATGTCGATTTTACATCTGCGAACTTGGATTTTTTGAGCTGTAAATGCAGGTGCTCCTTTTGCTGTAAATGCTTTTTGAAACGGTTGCGTAATTGAAGTGATTTCAGCAGAACTCATTTGATATTCTCCTTTTGCATTCACAACCGTTTTACAATATTGGCTTGTGACGCTATCTTGAAAAATATCTTGTGCGATTTCACGTTCGTTTTTCACAATGAATGATGACATTGTGCCTGTAAAATCGTTCATGTTAATTGTGTTTGACATGTCTTTTTTTTATTTTTAAATGAATATAATGAACAGGGGTTACTTCGCTTTTCGAGCGTCCGCCTTTGACTGTAATTCTTTTTCAAAAGCAGTCATGTATTGTTCATTGCCCAAAGGTGTATTTTCTTCGCCCGATATAGCTTTTGCAGCAGGAGCTAAATCCGCAACAGCATCGACTGTTTCTTGCATTTTAGTTTGTTGCAACTCAAAAGCATTGATTTTTTGATTCAAAGTGTTTTCCATCTTGGTAAATTTTGTGTCAATTGCCGCCTGTAATTTCGTTTCCATACCTTCACTTGCTTCAAAGTGTGCATCTAACTTTCCGATTGCTTCTTCATTAAGTGAAACATTGCCGTTTTGGTCTTTTTCTAATGCTGAGAAGCCAAGAAAAGCCGCAACTTTTTTTCCAAAATTCATATTTGTAGTTTTTCGATTTTTATTTTTATTAAAAGTTTTTCTATGATTTAAGCCTTGCTTTTCTGCGTATTGTAGAATTTCCGCCCAACTTTTTTTCCCGTCTATTAATCCTTTCTTTTTTGCTTCGGTCGCCATATAGGTTCCGCCTGTAAAAACCGAATCGTCAACATTTGGACGCATCGTTTTAACCGATTTGAAAAACGTTTCTGCAAAAGGATCTAACAAAGATTTCTGAAGCGGTTCGGTATCTCCATCAATTGCCTTCTGAAAAAGTGCATTTTTGTCTGTTGAATATTTTGAATAAATATCCGTAATATCTAACCCCTGAGAAGCATAATATTTTTTCCAATTCGCAACCGTTACAAATACACCGATTGAACCGATAATATCTGTATCCTGTGCCGCAAATATTTCGTCAGCTGCACAACTAATTCCATACGCCGCACTCGCATTCAAGCCATTGTACCAGGCAAAAACGGGTTTCGAGATTTGACCCCGAATAAATTCAGCAACCGAAGCAATATTTGTCGCTTCACCGCCGCCCGAATCAATGTCTAAAATGTGAGCTAAAACGTTTGGATTATTGTCTGCTTGCTGCATTGTTCGCATTAAAGTCAAAGTTCCGGATGGGCCACAACTTTGATCCTCTTTTGTAATCATACCTTTTATAGGCGTTACAAAAATGCTATTCGGCTGTACTGAATCATATTTAACATCATAAGAATCTACAACCGTAACGGAATATGGCATAAATTCCGATTTTGGAACATCGTAAAAATCAACCGCTTCGCCTTTTAGTAATTTGCTCAAAATTGGTAATGATGCCGCCTGCGTTGCTGCATCGACACTCCAAACACCGAAAAGAATTGACCGTAATAATTTTGGATTAACCATTTTTTTTATTTGATACAATAATAAGGTGTATAAAAAACAGTAATAAGGACGTTACACCGTCACGACAGGCGACTTTCGCAACGTTTGACCAGTGAAGATTAAAGAATGTGACGGGAAACCTTGAAAGTCATCACCCGACGCAAAAGAACTTGAAAATGATAACGGTTGGTCTAATGAACCTATCAAAACATTAACACCGAGGCGCAATGGAACAATTACAATAAACCGATGCAATGCCATTTCTTGCAATTCATCTTTTATATTTTGGTTGAAATTCGGCAAACGTGTCTGAATGTTCTGGTCGAATAAAACCCCTTCTTTACTATTCTTTTGACTTTCTGACCAAGATATTTTTGGAAAAACAGGAGCGGAAAACCAAGCCTTACCCGCTTTTAATCCAATTTGCGATTTTAATAAATTATTCAAAATACCATTCGGGTAAGTTGAAATATCCGCAATCGGTAAGTATTGAATCACTTTAACACCGCCTGCCAAAGCACCGCCTGCCATTTCAAAATTCGATAAACCTATCATATTTGTATGTTTTGAGTAAAAATGAGATTGTTATATCAAATAAAAAAGGCTATCAATTTTCAGTTGATAGCCTTTTTTATGTCTTATGCCGTTTCAAAATCTTTAATCAAAATCTTCCTTTCGTCATTATGTTGATTTATCAACGTATAAAATATCTTATAAAAATCATTTTTAAACAAATACATATTTTTGCACACGTACATTATATAATAGTGTGCCGTGCTACGACTCACATCAAAATAAGCTGCAATATCCCTTTCTCGCATTTCGCAGCCCCAGTATAACATGGCCGCCAGTGCTTTTTTGGCATATACAATGTCTTTTTGCTTATTTTTGCGCAATACGTTTTCTATGTCTATATTTAATACCTCGCAGCTTGTATTGATAATCCCGTCAAAATCTCTTAGCATTGCGATAAAGTGTTTTGCGTTTTGCTCGAAAACTAAGGGGACAATAATAGTATCGGAATTAGAGCAAAATAATACGTTTGAGTTGATTTTCTTTGATAAACTTACAATTTGTTTCCTTTTTGCTTCTTTTAATCGAAATCTGTAAAAATGCTTTTTTGCCGTATCCATTTGCAAAATTCCATCATCCAAGCTATATTTTGACATATAATTTTGGATGGCGGTTGCGATTGGAATATCCATTTCTGTCTGAGCTGCAAGGTAGATTGACATTTCATTCATTACCGCTTCGTGTAAATGAATTCCAACTTTTTCTGACAGCTTCAAATCATTTTTTGCAACAAAACAAACTTCGCCTTGCTTATCTTTCAATTTATTTGATGCCTTATTCGGTAGCAATAAAGTTTTAATGAATTTTTTGTGAATAGATTTATCCAATATGAATTCGTATCCATACGTATTCAAGATTACATGAGCAGCAACCAAAGAAGTGTAAACTTTTACTTTCATAATGTTACCTTTATAATGAAATACATTAATAAGATTATAAAAATAACACTTTTTTGATGAAATTATCATTTTTTTGATAATAAAAAAAGGGAATTCCGTCACCGAAACTCCCTACTTACTGGCTCAAAACAAAACCCAATATTATTTAAACCAATGATCATATCCTAACTTCGCTGCCAAGATGGTTATTGGAGCAAATAATATCGCTGTCCTTCGCCTTGACTTCGCCTTGCTTTTTTCCAATAATTTGTCTTTTGCTTTTGCAGTTTCTTCTAAAGAACCAATCTCGTATTTCTGCTTTTCAACGAGCAACTCTATCTTTTTAATTCGTATTCGAGATTCATTAATTAGGTTGGTTTTGTCCTGAATACAATTTCCATAATTCGCTGATTGAATTGCAATTTCATTTTCCAAAAACCGTAGTTTTTTTTGAAGCTCGTCAATCAAGCTATCACCCGAATTATTTTCCACATAAGCCAACGCCCGAAATGTCAATTCATATAAATCTTGATTAATGACAAAAGCATATTTTGGCAAAATATGAACCGTGTCACCTTCCACAACTTTCAAAATTCCTACACCTCTGTAATTGAAAGTTTGAGATTTCCCTGCAAAGGCGAATAGTAAAAATAATAATAATAGCTTAGTTTTCATATCTTATATTTTTTTTACTATTTAAAATTGCAGCTCGTTCGTTTTCGTTCGCTGCTTTTAATGCTTCGATTCTATTATTAAAATCTCGCAACGCATTTTGGTAGTCCTTTTCTGCTTTTAGCTTATCTGATACTTCCTGCTCGATGACCAATTTTTGATTTCTAAACTCCGTATCTAAATCAAGTACTTCAATCGTCAATTCGTCATTCGTGAATTTAAGCGATTCAATTGATTTTTTTTGGGCAACGTTGAGCTCCATCAATTCCTTGTTTTGCTCTTTGAGGTTGATGTATCCAACCACGCTGAATAGGATAAAAAGGCCTAAAACTACAAAACCCACATTTTTTAATTTGCTAATAATACTCATATCAATATTCATCATGCTATCCTGTTTTGATTAACAATGATTCAAAAGTAAAGCCTTCCGAAATCGCAACTTAGGACAGAATAATTAAGAAACATATCAAAAAACAGGCTGTAAGTGTTGCAAATGAACAAGATACATTTTGTATCTTCCCATGTTACATTTTGTATTTTCCCATGTTACATTTTGTATTTTCCCATGTTACATTTTGTCAACACATAGAAAGGAGTTATTATTTATTTATAATTATTTAAGATTTAGTTGTAGTTGTGCAACACTCGAAAAATCCCATTTTTTGGTTTTGCAAAATTATATTTGGTCGAATCGGTCGAAATCGAACAACTCCATTTACAAAAAATTTTTTTTCTTTTTCTCGGGGGCGCGCGCGGATTGAAAGCGAAATCGGGTTTTGGGTAAGGTTTGATTTTACATTTTTTATTGAATGGTGGTTGTGGTTTTGGGCGAATAGGGAACGTTTAAAAAATTCGATAAAGCAGCATATACTAAAGTCATTACAATTGCTTAAATAGAAAGAAAAGTGGCAATAAGAAAAGATGCGAGGTTCGGGAATAGTGACGTTGCGATAAGCATTTGTAAGAATATGCGGTTTTACATTTTTTTTGCTATTCTTTGTTCGTTTTTAAGAGGGTAGAGAGCGTTTAAAAAAAATAGCGAGGTATCGGAAACTAAAGTCATTAAGTCGCTTATATAGATAATAAAAAAGCCGTTTCCGAATGAATCGAAAGCGGCTGCAAATTATTTTTCAAACGAATCCAATGCTTTAGCAATTAGAGCAATCGGTTGAATATTCCTACCAGGATCACCTTCAATAAATGCACCTTTAAAATATGCGTTGCCTTGAATCTTTACTGCTAAATCCAATCGTTTCAAAGAAATATATGTTGTCATATTCTTCAAATTCTTCAATAACTGAATCTGAATGTGCTTGTGAAACCTTTGCGATTAGGTCGTTATCTTGTACTTTTAAGAAGTAGATACCTTCTTGTAGTAGATGGAAGCTAACGAGCTTCTCTAAGAGTCGAAATAACTCTTGACGTTTTGCAATACGTTTCATAAAAATAATTTGATTTGATTTGGTGCGATAACATCAGGAAGAACAAAATCTGAATTAATATCAAAACTCGAAGTTGTTTTTATGTCTGATAAATCCATATTTACCGAAATATCCATATCTATTTGAATTTCTATTTTTTTGCCACAATTACAATCAATTTCTGTATTTGTAACATCGCTTTGTCTGTCAGATTCATCGAAAGATGAAAAATAATCATCTGTATCTACATCGTGACTTTGCCGACAATTTGGGCACTTTATTTTTATAGACATTATTTCCTATTTTAAAAAAGTTACAAAAAAAGCCGTCCCGAATCCTCGAAACGGCTTATAACCTAACCCTAAATAACAATATTTTTAAAATGGCAGTCCGTGTTCCGAAACACACCATTGATATTTATATCCTACGTAATTACCGAAAAAATCAAGTCCTGTTATCTTAGCAACCTTCTCCGCAAAATCTTTATCGTTTGTATCTAACTCGTTTTTGACAAAATTGAGTTCGTATATTACGCCCTTAAATTCGGCAGTTTGGGCGAGTTCCATCGCTGCTGCTTCTAATTTACCACTCATCGTTTATTCTGTTTTGTGATCAGGTAACGAACCTTTCTACCCTCTATAATTTCCTCACATTTGCCGAAAGTCAGCTCTGCAATCTTGTGAGCGACACCTATGTCGTAAGTAGACTGTAATGGCTTCGCTTTGAAGCTCGTCTTTTGCTGCTTTTGCTGCCTGTCTTAGTGTCATTATAAGCTATTGAATAAGTCAATAAACGCACTAAACGCATTGCTACGTTTACGTTTTTCATTGCTTTTCTTATAAGAATCTTCTTTTTTCAATTTCGACCCTTCTGCGAGTCGGTTCTTGAATTGCTTGTTGATTAATTTCGGGTCGAATCTGTCAGGGTTGTCGATAAAGTATTCATTTTTTGATACTGCATAAAGCAGCCAATCAAGTTCCCAAAGCAACTCTTTCGCCGATGGCATTTTGCCATTCTGCACGAATAGATTATCACTTGCTTTTAGTATTATTTCCCTGAGTGCAGTTAAGGTTCTTTTGTCGAAGTCTTTCGATTTGAATGCTACCGCAAAGGCATTTAAGAAGTGTGCGTCAAATGCAGTCGTTCCAATGCTTTCCAATTCTGCTTCTTTTATATTATTTTTAGCTGCTAATTTTTTGAATTTTCTTTCGATTTCTGATTCATTCGCACCGTTATCGTTCGTTTGCGTTGTCGTTTGCGTTTGCAACGGGGTTACTTGTTTCAATGCGGCTGCAAGCGGGGCAGGTTTCTGTGCTATTTGTGTTGTAGATACTTCTTTATCTATTGCTGTTTTAGTTGCTGTTTTATTGTATTTCTTTTTCGATAGCGTACTCATCATTTCAATAATATCTTTTTGAAATATCTTTTCGTTAAGACAGTAGCGATATGTTTTATCCCAAGCAAATTTGTTCATTTTGCTCGACACCTCTATAATTTCTTGCTCCAATAGTGGAGCAATCAAGTACCCTAACTGTCGCACGGACATTTCAGGCAAAACTTCGTCTGAAACGATTTTCTTATAACCGCCTTCTACGTAAACCCAGCACTTTCCATCAACAATATTTTTTTCGTTGATGCGATTCGATGCGGTGAAGTAGATTAATTTTTCAATAAAGCGTCCTGCATTGCGACCGTACTGGCGAGCTAAGTCAAGCCTTTGGGTTATAAATTGATGATTCGGATTCATGCTCATAGTTATTAGGTATTTAGGTAAAATGGTTTTCTAAAACATTTCAATATTTATTACATTCGTTAATAACTTCGTTTCATTATCTAATAGATTTTCATCTATTAATATCGAAAATTCAGACTTGATCAACTTGACGGTTTTCGTCAAATCTTTCAATCTATTTTTACAATACTGAGCAAACTCTTTTAATGCAGCCGCTTCAACTTTTTGCTGCCAAATTCCACATATCTCGACCTCTTGCAGTCTTAATCTCGCTTTTACGTAGAATTTTTTAGACTCAAAAAACTCTTGTTTATCTATGTAGCAACCGTTTTGATGTCTTTTACACATCGTTTCGTGGTTGTCATTGTCAGCGAGTTCGCTGTGTAATTTCTGTGCAATTGCGTATTCGTAAGCTATGATTGCTGTTACTTTAGTCTGTGCCATTTGTACTATAATTTCTGTTTGTAAATTAACGACTAACTTGATAATTAAACTAAGACCTAAAAATCAGACGGCTCTCACCGCCTGAAAACCCAAAAAATAAACATCTTTAAATCAACCTTGGATACCGTTTCCAAGGTATTCGATGTTTGAAAATTCGCACATCGTCATTATAATAGCTTCTACTATTTTCGATTGAAACTTATCTGACATAAGGAAGCAGGCTTCGCTGTAATTGTCAAAGAAGCCTAACTCAAGTATTGCAGCAGGCATGGACGTTGCTTTCAACGTCCAAAAGTTTGACTTTTTAATGCCTCGCTGATGCCATTCAGGCAAAAAGTGTTCGACATTTACTTTCAATCTTTTCGTAAATGCTTCCATTTCCGAACCTCGATAAATATGAGATTCCATTCCGCTCGCAACTTGTTTCGCTGCATTTTCGTATTCGTCAGCGATTGAATATTTATTCTCGTTATCAAAAGCAGTTGCGTTGTGGTCAATCGTAATTAATGCCGTTTTGCCAAGTTGCTTTTCAAATCTGTTCGCTCGATTAGCACGCTCCATTAATCCAATGTCTTGTATTTCAGGAACCAGGACTTTATAGTTGAGTCCGAGTTGGTTGCACCGACTTACGAGCCGTGCAACTATCTGTCTATTAATCTCATATTCGTAAATCGTGAATTCACCGTTTGGCAATTCCTTTTTAAATGTTTTACGCTTTCCTGCTGTATTGTCACCGTGTGAATTATTCAAAATCCAAGTTTCGACGCTCAGAATCCCTTGCGGCTTTTTGTTCGTATTCTCTTTTGTTGCACCGTCAAATCTTGCTAAATCGTAATACTCAATCACGCTTATCAATTTTGCAGCATACTCTTCATCGTCACCGCCATAATTCGCCCGTTGCAATTCCTCCGCCCAACAGGCGTAATCTTCACATTTGAAACAAGCCGTGTAATAGATTCTTTCTGCTAAAAACCTCGAGTGACTGCGGAATGAAAACCAAGGTGTTTGGTAAACTGCAAACTCGCCTTGCTCAATCAAATCAGGATTCAAGCGGCAATCAACTTCATGAAACGTCACATCGTTTTTGCACTTGACGCCGAATAGATTCTTGAAGTTTATAGCATTATACGAGGTGCCACCGTCTGATTCAAGTATTGCCTGCGATAAGGTAATAGAAGCGGGTATTCCGAAGAGCCTTTGCTCTTCGATTGCGATTTGAGAGTAATGTTCGGCAAATTGTTGCTTCTCGTTTGCGTTCGCAACGAGCTTACTGAATACTCGATTATTAACTCCCCGCCCGATTCTTGCACTGCTTTCACCGTCTCCAAAATCAGCTGCAAATGCTGTTGCTCTATTTTTTTTTTGCTCCGCATCGAAAGGCGAAGTATTAAGATCTTTTTGACACCCTGCTAATATTGTGATGCAAATGATTAGCATCATTACTTTTGTTAGATTTTCCATACTGTTATATTTGTTGTTGATTGTTTGACAATTTTTTTTATTAATAAAGGCTTTCTCCGGATCTAATATGTTTAATCACATTTGCTAAAATTACATTTGTTACAGGAAGGAATAAACACTCGATAAGGTGTAAAAACCATCTGAAATTATAGACTACGTCCATCATTTCTCCTTCGTTGTTCGTTGCTCCAAATATTTCTTTGTGTATCGCCATGGATGCGAATTCAGCCGTGCAGAAAAACAGTATTAGTGCTATGTGTTGCCATTTTTTCAAGTGATTCGTAAAGAAGGTCGTAATTGCCATCATCGAGCCGAATAAAATTGACATCAATACGATATCAATTGACCATGTTTCTTGTGCAGAACCTAAAAAGAAAATGATTCCTGTCGTAACACCTGCCAAACCCAAAATCCAATAAAGGATTTTTCTGATTAAGGTTTTTTGGCTTTTCATCTTTTCAATATGTGGAATGTAAGTCGATTCTAATTCCGTGTAAGTCGCTTTTAATTCCGTGTAAGTCGCTTTTAATTTCGTGTAAGTGCCTTCCAAATCGACGTGCTTTTTATGTAAGCCACTATTGCTTTTTTGTAAGTCGGTGTAAGTCGTTTCCAATTTCGTGTAAGTGCTATGTAAGTCACTATTGCTTTTTTGTAAGTCGGTGTAAGTCAATTGAAGTTTCGTGTAAGTCGAATCTTCGCTTTCATTCGCTTTGCGTATGTCGTTTAATCGACTTACGTTGATGCTGTTTTCTGCTTTTTTTGCTGCTAAGTCTTTTAGTGCTTTTTCTGCTCTATCGTCTGCCTCTTTTCTTAATCTATTTGCCGTATTTAATTCTTTTTGAGAATTGTTGTCGGCATCATAATACCCTCTTAACTTCGTAGCTATACTATCGTTAGCCGTTCTTAACTCTTGTATTTTTCTTGCTTGAGACTCTGAATCTCTTTTCAAAATTGGTAGTTCTGAAGCTGCATTTTGTAGCTTCATCTCAAAGTACTTTTCTTGTACCGTGTAAGCCGTTTCTGATACCTCTGTAAGTGCTAAAAGCGACTTACATTCGTAGTAAACAGAACGCTCAATTGTTACTTTTTCAGCGAGATTCACTTCCAACTGTCGCTGTAAGCGATTGTGGTGTTTTACCTCGTTTAGGTCTGCAAGCTTCTTGATTCCGGAAAACGGGAATAAGATTTTTCCGTTTTGCTCAACAATTTCAAATTCTATCTCGTTTATTTTCAGTATCATTTTCGTTTATTTTTTGACTTACACGACTTACATAAATTCAAATCGACTTACATGCTCACTTACA